TTATAGTTCATCAAGTTTTGACGCTTCCTTTTCAATTGCTTTTTGTGTCACATGAAGATATATCTGGGAGGTAATCTTACTACTGGAGTGACCAACTCTTTGTTGGATTACATATAGCGGAATTCCTAACTCGGCCATTTTCGAGATGTGGGTATGTCTGAATACATGAGTACTTAGTGGTTTATTAAGTTTAAGTTTCTTCTTTGCTGATCTTAAAACAGTATTTACTGATGCCGTTTGGATCGGTGTGCCGTTTTCGGTTGCGAAGATAAAACCTTTGCCATTAGATTTTTTCTTCAGATCAAGATAAATTTGAACGGCTTTCTTTGGTAGTACAACGCTACGGACTGAGGATGAGGTTTTAGGTGCGTCACTCTTTTTTTGTTCTTTGATTTTAATTCGTTTATACTCTAATGTGCCAGTTATATCTACAAACCAATGATTGTCCTTTTGGTAAACGTCATCAAAACTTAAAGCGGCTGCTTCACCAAAACGTAGCCCGGTGAGATATAACCATTCGCAAAGTTCTCCGTAGATTCTAGTATTGTTATATAGATACTTGAGCACGGCTTTCAGTTCGTCAGCTTCGAGGAACTTATCTTTAATTTGTTGACCATTAGCAGGGGCCTTATAATCAATTTTAACGTTATCAACTGGGTTATCTTTTGTATATGAGTGTTTTACGGCATAATCAAATAACTTGTGTAGATAGTACTTATATCGTGATACATAGCCACTGGACAACTCTCTATCCCCATACATTAGACTTTCTAGTTTTTCAGTAATGATAAGCGGGGTAAATTTTTCAACTAAGGCATCGTTGCCAAAAATATCTAGTAAGGTATTAACCATTGTTTGATGGCTATAATACGTTGATCTCCTAATTCGCGGCTTTTCATATTTAGTATATTCACCAAGTAACTGTTTGAGTGTAATTCCATGAATTATTTTTCCGATACCGACTTTTGATAAAGCTTTGGATATGCGATTATCTAGAATAATTTGAGCTTGCTTAGCAGTACTCTTTTTATGGTCTTTCATTGTAATACTAATGATTTTAGTCTTATTAGTTAGAGGATCTTTATATTGCTCAAAGAAGCGGAATTTCCCATTGCGTTCTTGCATCCACATAATTAATCTTCTCCAATCTCCATCATACTTACTGATTCTTCTAAACTATCAAGGATTTCGTTAGTTTCGATAAACTCAATCCATTTATTTCTTGGTGTATTTCTATTGGCTTTCACCCCCTTATATAACTTGTCGTAAACATTACTGATAAAATCATCGGTAAATTTATCTACGGTGCGCTCAATCTTAGCTTCGTTCCATCGCTTAGCGGGTTGACGCTTTTTATTTTTGGCTTCCTGCTCAGTTCGTACCTTATCCTTGAAAATAGTAATGGCGGTGGAGTTAGTATCTATATATTCCAGCAGTTCATTTTTATTCATAATAAACAGTCCTTCCCGTACATACGTTCTTTTATAGTGCTTTTTAAACCGGTCGATTTCGACCGGTTTAAAACTTGAATATTAAATAGCTTTTAATGTCATCAATTTGGTTGGACAACTATGTATCCGGCATAATGCCGGTAATAATATATAAATTATTGCTTATTTTGATAAATGATTGATAGCATAGTCAGCCTGTTCCTGAGTAAATTGATCTCCATCAGGGGATGTTAATTGATCGCGGATTTCTTCGGTTGACATATCTTGATCCTTTTGATAGGATTCTGCAGATTTTAAGGCGTTTTTATTCCAATCAGCTTTTACATGATCAACAGCATATTGAGCATCTGATTGGGCAAATTTGTCGCCAGCATCTGAAGTTAATTGATCTAAGATAGCTGCTTTAGACATATTCATATCATTAGCGTATGTTTCGGCTGAATGAAGTGCAGCAGTTTGCTGTGAAGTTGCATGGGTACTACTACTTGAAGATTTAGTTGAACTTTCGGTAGCTGCATCTGATGATGAAGAAGTACTATTGTCATCGCTTCCCATTGATCCGATTCCAAATAATAGTACAAGTACAATTATTACCCATACCCACCAACGTTTATACCATGCCTTTTTCTGCACATAGACATTTCCATCTTTATCCGTAATTTTCTTAGCCATAAAATGACACTCCTTAATATAAATAAAATTCAGCTTTTAACGACATCAGATTTTGGTCATAAAAGTTAGTCATCCTCTTTAACCCAGTTGATAATTTCTTTTCGTTCTTCGCCTTTGTTTGAAAAGTTTTACTTTAAAAGATCAACGTATCGTGATGCCCAGAGTGGAATACCATATGTTTTTAGTAGTTGTTCCTTTGTTTCAAATTCAGATAAGTCAACGTCAGCTAACATAATATTAACCATAAAAAGATTGGCTTCATATTCTGAACCCCAAGTATTAAATTTTAAATTCTGCCTTGAAAGCCACTCGGTGTTATTCCCATGATCACAATAATGATGACCTAATTCGTGACCACATGTATAAGTATTTTCAAATTCACTATTTTGCGATGAAAGCGTGATTAATGGGATGCGTCTTATATTTGTATAGTGTCCAAGAAAAGCTTTGCCAAGATCTTGGTGACAAACGTAGATCCCATTCTCTTCACAAATTTTCATAGGATTATTTGTACCAGCATCATATACAACTTCTAACGCTTTTTGTTTTATCCAATCAGCATTACGCATTCACATTCACCCCTAGTCATCGTTCTTTCGATACTTTTTAGGGGTGAATTTCTTTTTTGCAAGAATTTTTGACATACGAATTGCATTTTCAAGAGAAGCCCGTAATAGTTCAGCATCTTCTTCATCAATTTCTTGGTCGCCGTTTTTCATATAGGAAAGGGCGTTTTTATCGCTTAAACCGTTGAACATTTCTTCAAGTGTTTTTTGTACGTCACGTTCATCTCGCCGAGTAAATTGAGGTGTAGGTGTCCGACCGAGGAGATAATCAGTAGTAACGTTAAAAGCAGAAGCCAACTCACTGAGTTCAGAACTAGACAATTTGCGAGTTCCCTTTTCAACTTTGTTTAAGGCAGTATTATTCATGTTTATGCGTCGAGCGAGTTCTGCCTGACTCCAACCACGTTCTTCTCGTAGCTTTATTATCTTTTCTCGTAAAATGTCATCGTTCAAACGGATGGCCTCCTTTTCTTGTTGCGCTTTACGCAATAAGTATAGCGCAATTCGCAAATGTTTTTAATATATATTGCTATTTTTGCAATAAAAACCTTGACTTTGCGAAAATAGCAATGTAATATAATAATCGTAAATTAATTGCGCTTATCGCAATGTAATGGAAGGAGGTTAATAAATGCCAGGTACTATAAATCTTAATTTAATTAAACAATTACGGTCAAAAAAGGGCTTTACGTATGGTGATATGGCTTCTGCTTTAGGCCTTAAGGAACCAGAAAAATATTATCGTCGTGAACAAGGGAAATATAGATTTCAAGCTACCGAATTACCGCCTTTAGCAAAGAAACTAGGGATACCTATTGAAAAAATTTTTAAATAAAATATTGCGATTATCGAAATGAACTTTACTGAAAAGGAGATGACTCGTGTGAACGAACCACAATTATTTAATTTTCATGGACAACAAGTCCGGACAATGACGCTTAACGATGAACCATATTTTATTGGACGTGATCTTACGGCTATCCTCCAGTATTCAAATGGTCCAAAGGCAATCCGAGACCACGTTGATGCAGATGACAAGCTGACTGAACGAATCGTTCTGGCAGGCCAACATCGAGAGGTAACACTCATCAATGAATCGGGTCTTTATTCATTAATCCTTGGTAGCAAGTTACCAACCGCCAAAGAATTCAAGCACTGGGTAACAAGTGAAGTGCTACCAGCCATCCGTAAGCATGGTGCCTATATGACACCACAAACGATTGAAAAAGCGCTGCTTAATCCAGATACAATCATTAATCTTGCTACTCAGTTAAAAAGGGAACAAGAGCAACGTAAGCAACTTCAAGCAGAGAACGAGCAGATGAAGCCAAAGGCACTGTTTGCGGACGCGGTTTCTACAAGCAACTCAAGCATTCTAATTGGACAGCTTGCCAAAATCCTTCGCCAAAACGGAGTAAATATTGGGCAAAATAGACTGTTTGCTTGGATGAGAAAGAATGGCTACTTGGGAACAAGAGGAAGTAATCGTAATGTTCCTACTCAGCGTTCGATGGAATTAGGCCTGTTTAAGACTAAAGAAACAGTAATTAATCATTCTGATGGGCATACAACTGTCAACATTACAACGAAAGTGACTGGCAAAGGACAACAATATTTCATTAATAAGTTCTTAAATGCACCAGTAATTGAGGCTTAGGAGGTGATTAGATGAGCCCATATTTATACCAGATGAACAGGCTAGAGTTTTGCAATGTTTGGAAGTCAATAAAAAAGGTTGGAAATAAGGAAATTGAAGTTCCTATGTCATTATCAACCTTTAACAGACGCAGGTCATGGGCACAAGAAAACTATCCAGATTGGCAAAAAGTATTTCTTGCCAGTGGTCGCGTTGATCTGAAGGAATATCAAAAGTTTGAAACATTTCGATCAGAAAGATACTACGAAGATCATGAAAGTCCATATGTAAAAGCGTTGAGAGGTGATTAAATGGCGTATCTAGCGTGGTGCGTGTTGACGATTATTGGCTGCTTCTTAATTGGAGCAATTGTCAACGTTATCGAAGGTGAGAAGCTAAACGTGCTTAAGCCACGTTATCAGAAGAAGCATTAGGAGGTAGTGACGTGCAAAAAGAATTATACAAAGCATTAGCAACTTACATCTTAAAAGTTTTGTCGGATAAAAATAGCCGACCTGCTCCTGAAGAAGTAAATCAGCTATTTCAAGAATTACGTTTGTTAAGGAGGAATAGGTAGATGAGTTTACTAACTATTTCCATTTTGACCGCCATTGTCGGAAACATGATAATGCTTTATTTGGACGCTTCCAAATCCATTTTTTATGCTTTGTGGAGTATATCCATCTGCGTCCTCGTGGGTCTAGCAACTCTTTAATAAAAATGGTAACCGTTTGAAAATCTGCATTACTTTTTGCGTCATGTTTTCGGTTAGCAGCTTCAAGAGCATAACGTTGAAAAGTTTCTTGCATATAGTTTGGTAAATATGGAATCAGTAAGTAAGACACTTCAATCAATTTTAAGTTTTTTCGTTCTTCAGGAGTTTCTGCTCTCTCTGCTTCTACTAAACCAACTAAATATTGCTCAAGTAATTCTCTTCTCCGAGAATTATAAGATTCATATCTTTCGTGTTGATTGTTAAGGCGTTTCGCAACGAGATCAAAAATCCGATTAAGAATAATTGTCACTATAGGAGAAAGTAATGTGCCTATTACTAATACGGTTGCCCAAAAAGAGCTAACAACAATTTTATCTTGCATAAATAATCACCTCCTAACGAGATGATTATATCAGTGAAAGGAGGTGAAACAAATGACACTAACAAAGATCGTTAATTCCAAAGTAACAGCAATGCTGATAGGCGCATGGATAACCTATTGCACAGGCTTAGGAGATTATGGAGGAGCAGTATTCCTACTATTTTTCTACCTGCTGATGTTATGGGATTTAAAGACTAAAAAAGCCACCGGCTCTGACACAGCCGATGGCAATAAGTAACTAAGAAAATTATAACACTAAGGAGATTATAACACATGAATGAATTTTATAAACAACGACTTAAAAGAATGCAGAAAGTTTTAGCAAGAAACCTCTATAACGTGAATCTGATTTTAAGCGATGGCGCTTATGATTATGACATAGCACGGGCAATGACATATCTGTTAGACGATCTAGATAATCAGAGCGATTTTAAGCAAGATGCAAAAGAAGTAGAAGCTGAGGCATATCGCCTAGCTGATGAGGAGGGACTAGTTCATGAATAATCAAGTAGCGATTAATCAAGAATTGCAAGACAAAGCAAATAGTATTCTTAGTAGCGTTAATATCAATCAAACTGGTGCATTAGCTGTTGGTCAATTAAGAACCGTAATAGATGCACGTATAAATAAACAGCAAAATCAAGGCTTAGATTTACCAGCGAATTACAGTGTTCCAAATGCGCTAACACAAGCACTTTTAAGGCTCCAAGCTGTCAAAACTAAAGGTAAAACTCCTGTGTTACAAGCATGTACGCCTAATTCAATTATTCAATCCTTGATGGATATGGTGGTGCAAGGATTAAGCCCCGCAAAAGATCAATGCTATTTTATCGCTTATGGCAACGAATTACAGTTGCGACGCAGTTATTTTGGAACAACCGCTGCTCTTCTAAGGCTAGAGAACATTACTGATGTAGATGCTCAAGCAATTTATGAAGGAGATCAAGTAAATACTTCGATTGATCGTCATGGACATTTAGTCCTTGATACTGAAAACACTCATCTTGATTGGACGAACCAAGACAATGAATTAATTGGAGCTTATGCCATTATTACAACTGCTGATGGTGTGGATCATTTAACAATTATGACAAAAAAACAGATCAAAGTTAGTTGGAATCAATCTAAGACGCATGACGTACAGAATAAGTTCGGCTCAGAAATGGCAAAGCGTACTGTGCTTAATCGTGCCGCTAAGATGTTCATTAACACTTCTGATGATAGCGACCACCTCTTAACGGGTGCTATCAACGATACAACAAGCAACGAATACGATGATGAGCGCCGAGATGTCACACCTGTTGAGGATGAAAAACAAAGTACTGATGAATTACTAGAAGGATTTCAAAAGTCACAAGAAGCAAAGGCTAAAGGGGTAAGCAATAGTGGCAACAGCAATGAAGAATCAAGTGAAGAAATTGCAGACGGACAAACAGAACTCTTCAACGAGAGAACAATCAAGCCAGCCGATGAAGCTGACAGCTGATAATTACTACTCTCATGAGACCGATTGGCAATATATGAGTGTCTCACTATTCAAGGATTTTGAGAAGTGTGAAGCTCGTGCATTAGCTAAGCTCAAGGAGGATTGGCAACCCGTTTCTAGCCCTGTTCCTCTTCTTGTTGGTAATTACGTACATTCTTACTTTGAGAGCGCTAAGAGTCACCAAGACTTTATCGAAGAGAATAAGAAAGCACTTATGACCCACCCAACAAAAACTAATCCAAACGGACACCTTAGAGCTGAATTTAAGGGTGCTAATAGCATGATTCAAACGTTGCAAGCCGATGATATGTTCAATTACTTCTACGCTCCAGGCGACAAGGAAGTAATCGTAACAGGTGAGATTGACGGCTACTTGTGGAAAGGCAAGATTGACAGCCTTGTGCTTGATAAAGGCTACTTCTGTGATTTGAAGACCGTTGACGACATCCACAAGGGTCACTGGAACACTTATGAACATAGATATGTGCCATTTATTCAAGACCGAGAATATGACCTACAGATGGCCGTTTATCGTGAATTAATCAAGCAGACCTTTGGTAAAAAGTGCCAGCCACTTATCTTTGCGATCAGCAAGCAAACGCCTCCTGACAAAATGGCAATTGATTTTAACGGCGTTGATGATGATTACCAAATGCAAGCCGATTTAGACAAAGTGAAAGAACTACAACCGCATTTTTGGAAAGTGATGACTGGAGAAGAAGAACCTGTTCATTGTGGCAAATGTGATTATTGCCGTGAAACGAAGATGTTAAGCGGATTTATACATGCAAGTGAAATCGAGGTATAGAAACATGGCACGCGTTAAAAAAATTAAGATTAAAGGCTTCACGATCATTGATAATGACATAATCAATGATCCAAGAATGCACCTTAAAGCCTTAGGACTCTTTGCGTATATGTGGAGTAAGCCAGATGATTGGCAATTCTATATCAGTGAGATTGCTACACATTTTAAAGATGGTGAATCAGCTGTAAGCAGTGCGATGAAAGAGTTAATGGAACTTGGCTATTTGAAGCGAACTCAAAATCGGAAAGACGGTAAATTTTCAACGTATGATTATGTTCTCCAAGAAATACCGAAACCAGAAAATCACAGTTCGGTGCCGAAAGGCGATTTACCGAAACCAGAAAAATCGAAATCGGAAAAACCGATTCCGGAAAATCAAGGACTACTAATCACTGATAACACTAATACTGATTTAAATAATACTAATAAAGTGTTAAGTGATGCACAGCATTCCGTCAAAGATGTTTTCGAGCTTTGGCAAAACAACTGGGGATTTCCTAATGGAATTGCTCAACAAGATTTAACTGAGTGGACGAATAAATATGGAGCTGACTTAGTTCTTCATGTAATTACGTATGCATTAAGAAGAAATATAGCTTCTAAGGGCGCTGATCGCTATTTAGCAAAAACGTTTGAACGATACGATCAACAGTCAATTAAAACGGTGGAACAAGCTAAAAAGTCTGAACAACAACACGAGCAACAAATGAGCCGTGAATATCAGCAAAAGAGTGGCTCACGTAAACGTCAACCAATTAACGAACCAATGCCAGAGTGGTTCAAAAAGCAACAAGAAGAACAGCCTAACAAACAACACTACGAAAGAATTGATGATAGTGGGGATCCGATGCCACATGACTAAAGAAGAAGTGAAAAAGAAATGGGCTTCTACTCGGAAGCTATTAGAAGTAACTGATAGTGAATATAACGGTGTAACACAAGAAGCTGCTAACCTGCGTTTTATCAAAACTAAGCTACAAATAGCAGTTTATTATCTGCAAATGCTTGATGAGCATAATTGCGAGTATCAAGTACCTTGGAATAAAGAACAATTTAAATGGCTACTTAGAAAGCCTGTCGGGGATAAAAAGAAACAACAGGCTAAAGAATGGTGCCATCAGTGTTGTTTAATACGTGACAAAGCCTGCACCAATTGGAATTACAAGGAGGCAAAGACAGCATGAAAAACAATAGCTTAATTAAGCAGATTAATGATTTAATTTTTGCTCCAGAAGAGGAGATTGCATGGATTGGGTCAGCAGATGGCAAGCTTGCAATGAATTGGGAAGAATTTAGTTTTCATTTTTCTCAGCTCAATCATGATCCAGAAGACGCCAAACAAGAGTTAGCAGTTGATCTTGTAATCGTAATGAAAGATCACTCTTGGTACGAACGAAATTTAAATGACGGGGGCTGGATTCATAAGCGTATGCCCTACTTAGCTATAAATCACCAGCCTTTTAAATACGTTTCAGAAGCCGATAGCCCAAATGGCTCATGGCCCTGGAGTACGTTAGAAGAACTAAATGACTGTGAGGAGGTAGCGCAATGAGCACAGAAGTAAAAGTATTATCAACAAGCACAAGAACTAACTTAGAAGCATTGAAAATGTTAGCGGAGAAGAAAAATGATAACGATTGATTTAGATAATAAGTTTGCCATCGTCAGTGACGGCGAAGCGCTCAACATTGTTCAGAAAGATGGCAAAATGCGAAAGAACGGTACTCCATCGGGACAAAAGTGGTGGTTCAACACGTATGGCCAAGCTATCAAGTTCTACGAAAAGAAAGTTGACGCTGGAAGACCTATTCATTCATTGCGAGAACTAGCCAAGCAAATAGACAGCGGATATAAGCGTATTGAAATCATGGTAGATCAAAAACTGAAAGAGGCGGGGATTGAATGAGCAAGCGTACTCGTAAGCGACAAATCATGAAAGCAAAATTAATGAGCCTGCCGCCTTATCAAAGAAAGCGATACAAAGCACTAAACATAATTGCTAATGCGATTTGTTCCTGTGGAATATCGATAAATGAGCTATCAAAATCAAAGAAACACCATAGTGTGACGAATCGAAAGAGGTGGAAGTAATGAAGCAATTACCGTTATGTGTGGGGATTGTCTGTGTAACGGCAATTATTATCACAATAATTATCTGCAAGGTTAGCCTTGAAACAATATTTAGTCTGATTATTGGATTGATGATTATTGCTTTTGTAGTTGCCAACTTAATTGATTTATAAGGCGGTATGAAGAGCAAGACGAAATGGAGTGTGTTTATAAAGAATGATAAAGCTGTATAGAGTTAACGCTTTTTTTGATAGCTATATTGTTAAGGCTGCTAATGAGGAAAGAGCTAAAGAACTAGCTTGGTTTAATGAGATGGAAGTAATATCTGAATCGTGGATAGATGAATATGATGTTCAAGAACTAGACATTAAGAATATGAACGTTGAAGAGGTCATATCTGGAGGCAACTAATGAAATTAACTGAAAAGCAAAAGAATTGCCCGTATTGCCATCACAAAAAGAATATTGTCAACATACCGGGATTGTGTGTCTCAATAGATCCTAAGGTCTCTAATGGCAACTTAACTATCAAATATGATGCATCGAACAAAGACATGACAGATAACAATATTGTCATTGGAGATGACGATGGCTATGTGTTTGGCGGCTGGAATTTAACTATTAATTGTTGCCCTATGTGTGGTCGACCACTGAACGAGGAGGAAAAATAATGACAAAAGAAGAAATATTCAATGATTTTATCAAAAAAGTAAAATGGGACAACTTCCAAATTATTAATGTATGCAGAAGCAACAGAGACAATGTTCAATCATTTAGTTTTGAAATTACTGATAAACAAACTGCCACTAACATTGAATTAGCTAATAAACTTTCAAAAGAGAATGCGGAAGTTGCAGGCAGAATGAATCGACTAGATGAGTTCATGCACACAGACGAGTACAACCGATTAAGCGATAAAGAGCAGCGCTTAATGATTATTCAGTACAACGCTATGCAAGTGTATGCTGATGTACTTTTGCAACGGATTGATGAGATTAAGGAGCGTTTGTAATGCACTTTTATCTAGTTGATGATGACAACTCATCTAAAGTCATTGTTGCTCATTCAAAGGATGAAGCTTGGCGTGCTGCTTCTAAGCGTGATTTTGGAGATCCTGTTGATCCAGAAGCATTCTATGAAATTACTATGTTGGCGCCAAATCACTATAAGAAGGCGCAAATTATTGTGGAAGAAAGGTGATCGCTTAATGCTACACAAATATAAAAAGATAGTTCCAATTAAGGCTGAACAGTTCGATGGGTCAGATGAAATGATGAAGAAATATTGTATTACCGATGATGGCTTTGGTGAAACCTTTACTTTTCGGAAAGATAATAATTGTTTACCGCTAAAACGTGGTTGGTGGATTGTTAATCTTGGGAAGATTACCGTATTTGATTATACATTCACTGATTGGAAAACAATGAGTGATGAAAAATTTCGTAAAACTTATGAGAGGTGCGACTAATGATTAGATATGATGGCGAAGTTGTCTACTCTGAGTCAGGGAGTGGCATTAGAGCAAACAACCGGATGCTTTTTAACGAAGCGCAGGTATCAGCGATTAAAGCAATCACTAATGGTGAGTTCAAGCGCCAAAGTGATTTTGGCACAGTTTACGTTGTCAAAGATCAACTAGTAGATGATTACGGTGTTTTAGAGATTATCAAAGTCTTTGAGCAATTAGATGATGCGCAGAAATATGTGATGGCTCATCCACGAGCTGCGTTGTTGCCAAGAAAGGTGATCAAGCATGGCAAAGTCAAAGAGCAAAAGTAAAAACCGCCGACGCAAGAAGCGTCAACGGCGAGAAGAAAATAAATTAAAGCGGGAGGAAAAGAATGATTAAGGATTTATTGAAATACATTCCTCTGGTATGTTTTACAGCAATTATTATCACGGAAATTTTATGTGGCTTTGATAAGCACATGATTGGATATGCAGTCTTTGGATTGTTTGTCTTACTAATGTTTGGAGCTGTTTAATGAAAAAAGACGCTCTACTGTGAGAGCGCCCTTGAGATATATGTATAACAAAATAATTATATCACAAGGGGAGTAGGGCAAGTGAATAGCATATTTGAAAAGTATAAACGTGATGAATCGTGCGACATGGCTCGTGAATGGTTGTCTAAATATTGGTATTGGAGAGATGAAGCCGAAAAAAAGAAGATTACGCTAGGATCGCCTGATTTTGACGGACAGCCTAAAGCAAAGACATATGATCCTGACCGTCGTATGATCGATTGGACAAATGCACAAAACGAATGGAGGAGACGTGAACTAGTTCTCAAGTACATTGCTTCAAAGGGAGACGAGCATGAATTATATGCGCTTATACTGGATAATCGCTTTGTTCATCATCATCGCTCAATAACAGAGGTAAGAATGAAACTGAATATCTCTGAGCGTACTTTTAACCGTATGCAGAAAGAAGCATTGTGGGAAGCAGCGAGGATAATTCCTACTAATGTTTTAGTTGAAAAGTAAAGTGGCGGTGTTTTGGCGGTAAAATGGCGGTACTTTGGCGTGATTTTCAAGAAAAACAGCCTTATTATGGTATTGTCGAATGATTACGAAAACGACTTTACTTTTCAAATAACGTGCCCGAGCAAGCCTTTAACTGCTCTACGTATTTTCAAGACTCATTACTATACTCACAATAGGGATCTCTTGTTAAGCGTAGGAAGTGTGGAATCCGGTAACCAAGCCGACGCGATGGTGGCAGATGACCATAATCCACGTAGGGTATTAGCTATGGAAACGTTGATACCCAGTAAATCATGATTTATGTTTAAGACTGGCACTCACCTTCTATATGTTTTCTAATACTACAGTGATGATTGATTCTTAGGTGGAGTGTTTATAATACGAGTGTGTGCGAATTTCTCAAAATAAAACCTTAATAGAGTGTCAGTCCTTTATGCGAATATGCAAATTAGATGCCAAGTATCCTGGAGTAGTCCAATACTTGTGGGGGCAGTTCCCAATATTCGCAATTGCAGTGCTTTACGAGTCGCACTGCTTGCTGAGATCCAAGATGGGCACACAAGGTCTCGTGTGACAAAAGTGTGGTTTGAATCCACCTCTCGGCTTTATCACGGCAAATTTAACTATGATAGGAGATGAAAGCTCCTCTTTCGTAATTGCATAGTATTTTTTTTTCTAAGCCGTGATGTAATGCAGAGATTGCTTAATTCTTAAGTAATAAAAAACGATCTAGTCGATATCATTCTCTGTATTATGCTGATAAAGGTAGGGCTAAACACCCTAATGGTACGGTTCGATTCCGTCCATCAGCATTGTCCGCAATGACGTTAAACTAGATATATCACCCAAACGAAGTCTAGCTATTATAGCTAGGCTTTTGTATTATATTTAATTGGGTGATATATATGAATAAAATAAAAAGGTTATGTAAAAAATACCAGCAAGTAATTTATACACTATTTGCTGTCCTAGTTATTATAAGTGTTGTTTATTTTGCTTTGCATGGGTTTGATTCATTTGTAAAGTGGGCAACAACTGATGTGGGGTCTGTCGCTGATTGGGCTGGAAGTATTGGAACAATTCTTGCTTTTGTTGCTGTTATATGGCAACAAGGGAGACAAGAAAACATTACAAGAGCTGTTCATATCGAAGAATCAAGGCCTAGATTTTCGCTTACATATACACCTAAGCCGGTGTTGAAAACAAGAGTGTTGTTTTGGGGCAATGGTCGAACGGCAGTTAATATAAATGAAATTCTTGGAAGTAGGTCAGCTGAGAATTACAGATTTATTAGTATCGAAAATATTTCTAATAATGTAGTTTATGATTATTCCATAATATTAAAGTATCACTCTAATGATAATGCAAGAGTTAGAAAAGATTATTGGTCAAGTCATGGATTATTTCCAAGAAGAAGTGTTGCGATTGTTCCTAAGTTTATGGGCACTGATAAAGATAAAATAGGAAATTACATATATGATGAATTACTTGTTAAATTTACAACTCCGGCTAATGAAGTAGGATTTTTTATATCGAAGAACATAAATAACGCTCAAACAGATTCTAGTTTTGGCAAAAGTCAGTATTATTTTGTACGAGGAAGCCACGTTAAGCGTGTAACGGCTATTAACACAGATAAAATGATTGATGTTGATAGTTCCATTTGTAGGAAATTAGATAAAGAGTTTGACGAAATAATTGGTATAACAAGTTTAGGAGAAATAAATGAGAATGGAAAACTTTCTTAAAATTTTAGGAACAATGTTATTTTACACTTGGATAATTCTAGTTGGATCGGTATTGACACTTAACATTATTAAATAACTCTAAGTCAGTTCAACACTGACTTTTTTTATTAATGTCTTTAGACCTAGTTGAGTGCGCGAGCAGAGCGAGTGCACGAAACAAAAAACCACCTGCTATGCGGGTGGGCGATAAAAATTATATAAAAAAGGCCTCTTTTGCCTTAAGATGTAGGTGTTCAAGCCAAAGTCAATAAGGGAAAAGAGGTTATATAAATATGGCTAATAAATTAAATAGCTTAGCCCATACGAAGTGGTTATGTAAGTATCACATCGTATTCATACCAAAGTATAGACGTAAAGCGATCTTCAATCAATACCGAAGAGACCTGAGAGATTATATTCGTTTGTTGTGCAAATATAAGGGAGTAGAAATAATTGAAGGTCATATGATGCCAGATCATGTGCACTTGTTAGTAAGTATTCCGCCGAAACTAAGTGTCTCGCAGTTTATGGGATACTTAAAAGGGAAAAGTGCATTAATGATGTTTGATCGACATGCAAACTTAAAATACAAATATGGGAACCGACATTTTTGGGCTGAAGGCTACTATGTGAGTACAGTTGGATTAAATGAATCCACGATAAAGAAGTATATCCGAGATCAAGAGAAACATGATATAGCAATGGATAAGCTAACAAGTGTGGAATATTCGGACCCTTTTAAGGGTAAGTGAGGTAGTATAAACACCGCTTAAAGCGGTGGCAAAGTAGTCAGAGCATTTTGGCTTGAGCAAAGCGAAAGCCAGCGCCTTGAGACGCCGGCTTTTATTATCGGCTTATAGCCGATGTGCAAACCACCCGTTTGACGGGTGGTTATGATTTTGGAGGAAAAATGTTTCAGACTAAACGGTTTGGCTTAGTTGCTAGCAGGCAGGAATATCAAATGCTGTGCAGAGCCGAACGACACATGAATAAAATACAAAAGAAAAAGCCGACAGGTCAAAGCTTGCCGGCTTTTAAAGTACACAAAAATAAATAAGAATATTTCTCAATTCACTTGATATTGTACCTATATAGGTGTATTATAATAAGTGAAGGGAGGGATGATGATTAGAACAGATAGACGTAAGAGATTACAAAAAGAACGCCGAGAAGATATTAAATTTTATCTCAGCATTGCAAGCTTTATAATATCAATCTTGACGTTCTTATTTAAGTAATCTAACACCAGCAAGGGTTCCAACAAAGCCCTTGTTTAGGTGTATATAAATTATATCATGTTCTAATCGTGTCTGTTATGAAAAGAGAAACAAAAGATAATATCTCAATCGTTCTATCAGTGCTTGCTATCCTAATTTGTATTGCTACTTGGTTAGTAAAGTAGGTGATACAGATGGCAGAATTAAGTGAGGCACGGCGCAAAGCTAACAAGAAGTGGAACGAGAAGAATAAAGATAAACAGCGTGTCTATCTTTATCGCTCACATGCTAAGAAGTTTGTAAGAGAGATTGCTAATGAGGACGACCTCAAAGAATTACGTAAGATGATTGATGATAAGTTGAATAACAATTAAGGCGATAGCAATAGCTACCGTCTTTTATTTTGCTTTCATACATAAGACTAGAAAGGGGATGCTACCAATGCCAAGGTATAGAAGATGTAGACAACCTAACTGTCATGCAATGGTTCAGTTCCCTAATCATTATTGCCCTAAGCACTTTGAACATGAAGCAGAGTACCTTGCCAATAGACAGCGATGGGCACGTAAACATAGTGAACAGTATCAGCATAAAGAGAAACAATATAACCATCATTACAACACTGTTACTCGTAATCGTAATGATAATAGAAGTGAACAGTACAGGTTCTATCGAAGTAAGCAGTGGGTTGATTTAAGACAATCAGTATTAAACCATGACCATTACCTATGCCAGTATTGCAAGGCTATCGGTAAGCTTACATCAAATAGTAAAACAGTTGATCATATCATTCCTATTGCGTTTGATCATAAGCTGATGGCTAGTAGTAGCAACTTAGCTACCATCTGTAATAAATGCCACCGCTTAAAAACAAAATGGGAGCAAGGATATTATGGAACTGGTCAAGGAATGGAAATGAAAAATGTTCCAGAAATATCAGAAATTTCTAAAATCGTTCTATTGATGCACCAAAAATAAAACATCCCCCCCGGTACGGTCAGGTGAGGAGAGCAGCACACAGAACAATTTCCTTGTGATGCACAGTAATTTTCAAATTTTTACTTAGGGGGGTCAAAAGCAATTTATTAGGATACAAAATCGTAGCAAAAGAGGTGAAAGATGATGGTAAAACACGCATTCTATCAGCAAAATAACGGTCATTTATCATATAGTCCACCTAAATATTTAACACCAATTGCAAAGACATGTTGGCGAAAAGTAGTGCCCTTTTTAGAGGCAACTAATAGAGTTCAACGAATTGACTCGATGCTTGTTGAACAATATTGCGTTCAATACCAAGAATATCGAAATGCTTATGATAACTTACAAAAAGAAGGAGCACAGCAAAAAATATATCGTTCTTTGCAGGATGTTCAAACGGGAAAAGTAATTGGCAAGGATTTTGTTGGTTGGAAAAAGAATCCTGCAGTTGGCAGGTTAAAAGATGCTACTCAAATGCTTAATACAATTGGCATTCAATTAGGACTTTCGCCGAAATCACGAGCAGAACTATTTAAAACTGTTCAAAGTAAGAAAGAAGAAGGATCGACCGCTAAGAGTATTCAAGAATTTTTCAGTAACAATAAAAAGCAGTAGTCGTTGGATTACTGCTTTTTTGCTACAAATTATTTTGAATGATTTCTTCAACCTTACTTCCAACGGCTTGCCCAGTAGAATAATGAATATCATTTAACTTGGCATCTGGAAGCTTTACACAATCAATATAGTGTTCCTTTTGATCAGTCGTCATTACTTGAACTTGTATTCCAGTAATAACCTTCCGTTGTTGTTTCCCGGCAGCAGCACCAACCATTGCACCAAAAAAGCCACCAACCATTGCGCCCAGCGTAGCATATCCTAATGAGTGATTAGTTGTTTGTACACCATCACTTTCATCCACATAGCAATACATAATGTCCTCGTATTTGATGACTTCATATTGATTATGCTTTAACAGTGTAGAGTGGTTGATTAAAAGAAGCTTATCTTTATCATCGAAATAAGCATTTCCTAAATGTTCTGCATTTTTCTTGATTGCTTTAATATCATAGGTCATTGTAATTCTTCTTTCCGTTTTGCTAAGAGCTTAGTGAATTCTTCGATGTCTTCTAAAGTTGCTTGATTACGAATAAATGAACGAGATCTAGAGCGATCGCTTAAATACTTTGCTCGTTGCTTGTGGGTATCTACCCATTTTTTATTATATTGGGTCTGTTTAGTTGGCATTAATAACACCTCATTTATTTCTATATTTATTATACTCTGCATAGTAGTAAAAAGGAAGTGAGAAAATGAAAATTGATTTAACCCAAACTCATGATGTCCTTGGTGCATACCAGGCTACTGACTTTAGCAATATAAAAGAGAAATATCAGGACGCTGGTACTAAATATTGTTTTGATGTTTTGGATGGTAAATACATTACTGGGTATCAAATTAAGTTAGCATGTTTTAGACATTTACGAGACTTGCAGCGTCAAAACGCTAAAGATTTCCCTTATCATTACGATACAAGCGAAGTTCAAAATATTTTGAAATTTGCTTCAGTTTGTCCAGAAATTAAAACTCGTAAACCAGTTAAATTAATGGGGTGGCAGCAATTTGTTTTGGCCATGCTAGTAGGTTGGCGTGATAGTAAAGGAGATAAACGATTCACTCGAGCAATTTTATCTGTTGCCCGGCATAACGGTAAAACATACCTAATGTCAATTGTAACCATCTATAGCTTTTTGATTGAGGCAATTAATGAAGCAGGTCAAGATTTCTTAGTTAGTTCTATTAACTATAAACAAACTAGTAAACTGATGGGGTATATCAAGCAGATGCTTTTGTACCTCATGGAAGTTCCACCATTTGGTCAATTAGTTTTAGAGTTAGGAATTAATCCTAAGACACTTTCGTCACAGTCGGATCAAATTGTGATGAGTAAAACTGGAAGTCGATTATTAGCGGTAACTTACAAGTCGGGTCAATATGATTCTTTCCATTTCAAAACTGCAATCGGTGATGAATTTGCTGATCCTGAAGTAGGAGATAATAGTAAAATCTCGAAGATTACTTCCGGACAACTGGATGTTACTAATAAACAATTTATTCAAATTTCAACTGCTTATGATAATCCATCAGTACCATTCCATAATGATGAAAAACGAGTTCAAAATCTAATGGAAGCTGATTATTTGCGCCAAGGGGACGCTTATCTTGTCTTGAACTGGTGTCAAGATGATGAAAATGAAGTATTTAAGCCGGAAACCTGGTCTAAATCTAACCCGTTGATGGATATGCCAGGAAAACGTGATCGGTTTGTTTTAGATCTGCAAACTGAAAGAGATAACAATATGCTAACTGGTAATATGTTAGGCTTCCAAAATAAATCAATGAATATTTGGATGCAGCAGTCAGCAGATAGCTTCTTGAAACTTGATGATATTGAAAGAGCGATTATTCCGCGCTTCGATATTCGTGGTCGAGAAGTATATATCGGGTTTGACTATTCGATGTTTAGTGATAATACAGCCATTGCATTTGTTTATCCCTATCAAGATGAAAAAGGTAAGCAAAAGTGGCACGTTGAGCAACATAGTTTTATCCCTTGGAATAAAGCAGGGTCAATCGAGGCTAAAGAAAAACAAGATGGGATTAATTATCGTCAATTAGCAGATGAAGGGTACTGTACAGTTACAAGTCACCCACAAGGATTAATCAATGACGAACAAGTTTACAATTGGCTATTAAATTATGTTGATGAAAACCATCTTAAGGTTATCTTCTTCGGCTACGATGCTTGGGGTGCTACGACGGCGATCAAACAGATGGATTTAAATACTGATTTTCCGTTGGAATCAATTCGACAGCGGACTAGCGAGTTAAAGGACCCCACAAAATTTTTACAAAAGATCTTTGTTGAAGGCAATGTTAGCCGATTAGACGACAAGATCATGGAAAAGGCTCTGATTAATGCCGAGATTTACGAGGATAAGATCGGTATTCAGGTCGATAAGGCCAAGGCCACACTAAAGATTGATGTGGTCGATGCAATCATTGACGCACTCTATCAAGGTATGTATCACTTTGAAGACTTTGGGATTGCTAATGATAAGAGCCAGCAAGTCGATCGAATGACGGCAGAGCAGGTTAAAGCATGGTTTGAAAATAAGGACAGTGGTTTACTTGATAACTAATATTTTTAAATTTATTTGGCGTTATTTTGACGTAATTTGTTTCCTCAGTGCGGTTACATTCGCTATCTGGGGATCTTTTCTGCTGAGCTTTACAGCAGGCATTTTTAGTATTGCGGTTAGCTTGGTCATTATTGGTTATCTATCGGAGAAGATAGCTAGCCTTCAATAGAAAGGAGGTGAAAGCTATTGCCGCTATTTAATCAAAAGGTTAGTCCGGGATTATCGGTTACAGATGATACTGATATTTTGCACTTCTTAAATCCTGATAATTCAGATAAGTATGTAGACGCTCGGACTGCTTTGAAGAACTCTGACATTTATTCAATTGTTTTTCAGTTAAGCGCTGATTTAGCAAATGGAAAACTTAAAGCAGACGCGCCTCGGGCACAAGGAATTCTTAACACCCCAACACAAACGAGTAACGCACATTCGTTTTGGCAATCGATGTTTGCTCAATTGCTGTTAGGTGGGGAATGCTTCGCTTATCGTTGGCGCAATCAAAACGGAACCGATATGACATGGGAGTATTTGAGACCGTCTCAAGTTACTCCTTTTTTATTAGAAGATGGTTCTGGATTAATCTACAACATTAATTTTGATGAACCAGAAATAGGAGTTATGGAAGCAGTTCCGCAGTCCGATTTAATCCACGTTCGTTTGCTATCGCAGAATGGCGGTAAGACTGGGATTAGTCCTTTATCTGCATTAGCAAATGAACTTCAAATTAAAGATCAGTCTAACAAGCTCACATTAAGCGCTCTGGGACGTTCTATTCTTGCTCCGGGTATTTTATCGATTAAACACGGAGGATTGCTCAGTGATAAGGACAAGGCTTCTCGTTCAAGGAAATTTATGAAGCAAACGTCTGACTCCAAGAATGGGCCGATCGTTCTCGATGACTTGGAAGAATATACGCCGCTAGAAGTTAAAAGCAATGTTGCCCAGTTACTTAATCAAGTTAATTGGACTGGCGCTCAAATCGCTAAAGTTTATGGTGTCTCTGACAGTATTATTAATGGTCAAGGTGATCAGCAATCATCAATTCAAATGATGGGTAATGCCTATGTTAAGTCACTTTCTCGATATGCTAAAGCAATTACGGGAGAACTTAATAATAAGCTTAATGCTAATATCACTTTGGATTTGCGGTCTGCAATTGACCCATTAGGCGATGAGTACGCTTCTACAATTGCTAACTTACAGAAGAACGGGACACTTGGTGCTAATCAAGCAGCTTGGTTATTGCAACAAGTCGGATACCTACCAGATGATATGCCTGAAAAAGAACAACCAAAGGTACAAGTTCAGCCCGTTCAAATGGTTTCTTCTGATGATAAGCAATCAACGGAAGGAGGTGATAATGATGACCAAGATTAACGTTAAGGGCGTTATTGTCAGCAATGATGATGCCGATATCTATGATTGGCTTGGATATGATTGTGTTAGCCCTAATCAAGTAGAAGATGTACTTAATAATAGCGATGAGGATATTGAAGTTGATATTGCTAGCGGTGGGGGTAGCGTCTTTGCTGCTTCCGAAATCTATACCATGCTTAAAGCTTATTCAGGTAAGGTAGTAGTTAATATTCAAGGATTAGCTGCTTCTGCTGCTTCTGTTATTGCGATGGCAGGGGATGAAATCAACATGAGTCCTACCAGTCAAATGATGATTCATAAAGCCTCTACTATTTCTATGGGGAATGCGGATGACTTTGCGCATGATTCTAAGATGTTAGATGTTATGGACCAGTCTATTGTTAACGCTTATGAAGCTAAGACGGGAATGGATCGTGACGATATCTTACAGTTAATGGCTAATGAAACTTGGATGACTGCTCAAGATGCAGTTGACAAGGGCTTTGCTGATAATATTTCGGCTGGTTCTAAAACTCCCCAAGTGGTTAATGCTGTTAGCAACCAACCCATTCTTAATTCTACTGCTATCGCAAAAATCAAAACTGTTCTGGCTAAAGCACGAGATGCCAAGTCTAAAAACGAAGTGGAAACACCGATAAATAACAAAGAAAAGCCAACTCCTAGTCTTAAAGATCAGAAGTTGGCAATTTTACTAGGAGATGAAATTAATGGGAATTAATGAATTAAATGATGCTTGGATTGCCAAGGGTCAAGAAGTATCTGATTTAAACAACAAGTTAAATGCTGCTGTTCTTGATGACAATTTCACTAAAGACAAGTTTGCTGAATTAAAGGAACAACGTGATAACGCTAAAATTCAACGAGATGCTATTAAGGATCAGCTTGACGAAGCACGCGCTCAAAAAGTTAAGGCTATGAAGTCTGAAGACAAGAAGCCTTTAAACAAAAAAGAAATGGATATTAAAGACCAATTTGTTCGTGAATTCAAGGACATGGTTACTTCTGGTAAGACTGGCACGGGTAATGGTGGCCTAACTATTCCGGACGATATTCAATACGCTATTCATCAACTCGTTCGTCAATTTGCCACGTTACAAAACTTGGTAAATGTTGAATCTGTTACTACAACTACCGGTACACGGACATATGAAAAACTAAGTGACATTACACCAATGACCGATTTAGATGATGAAACAGCTACTATTCCAGATATGGACGATCCAGAATTAACACTTATTAAGTATGCTATTCATCGATACGCAGCAATTCAAACTGTTACTAACAGTCTTTTAAAGGATACTGTCGAAAACATCCTTGCTTGGTTGTCAAACTGGGTAGCAAAGAAGGTAACTGTTACTCGTAATGCTAAGATTATCGAAGCAATGGGTAAGCCAGCTAAGAAGCCTACTATCGCAAGCTTTGATGATATCAAAGATCTAGAAAATAACACGTTAGATCCGGCGATTATGTCCAGTTCAAGTTTCGTTACTAATCAATCCGGTTATAATGTCCTTTCTAAGGTTAAGGACGCTCAAGGACGTTATATGCTTCAACGTGACGTAACCCAACCAGATGTGTACCGTTTAGATGGTAAGACTATCACCGTAGTTGCTGACAAATGGTTACCTGACGTAGCGGCTGGCACTCACCCGCTTTACTTTGGTGACTTGAAGCAAGGAATTACGCTTTATGATCGTGAGCATATGTCATTGCTTTCAACCAATATTGGTGCTGGCGCATTTGAACATGATCTTTACAAAGTGCGGGTTATTGACCGGTTTGACGTTGAAGTAATTGATGATGGTGCTTGGGCTACTGCTTCATTCAAGGCTGTTGCCAACCAGCAAGCAACCACTCCAGAAGCTTCTGGTAAGACTGCCTAATTGAAAGTGAGTGATCATCATGAGTGATGAAACACCCAGCCTCGATAAGCTGGTACCACGAGTACGTGAAATGCTCTATCTTGATGACGATAGCGATGACCAATTACTAAATTCATACGTCAAAGCGGCAACGTCATTTATCCATAATGCGATTGGTGAAGATGTTAATGGCTTTTATGATGATTCGCGAGTAGTGTCGTTAGTTGATATTGCTGTTATGTCATTAGCAGGAACTTATTATCAAAATCGTTTAGCCTTATCTGATACTCAAACTTATCCCATTGATTTAACAGTTAATAGTATCATTGGTCAATTACGAGGATTAAGGAATTCGTACGATGAGGAGAGTGACAAGAATGAAACTTCCGATCAGCCGGCTGAATCATAAAGTTAAATTTGGCAAGACAGAAACCATTAGTGATGAGTCAATTGAAGGATCACACGAAAGTTTTATCACTCGACAGCAGTTACATTGTGCTTTTTACCAGCGAAGCCAAACTCAACAGTATCAATTACTTGGTACTAAACTTGAAGGAACGATTGTGATTGCTGTTCGTTCCCAATATCATGTTGAAGATGATCTTCAAGCTCAAATAGATGATGATAATACTATCTATAATATTGTTACGATCTCCCGTGATGAAAGCCATTCACCAATAAGATATGACTTAATTACACTAAAGGATACTGGAAAGAAGGTTGGTTAAAGTGGACTTTGCAGCTTCGCTAGAAGAATTTGGAAGAAAAGCAGAAAAAATTGCTGTTCCTGATCATGAAACTAAGAAAAAGATGACTGCCGCTGGTGCAGAAGTCCTTGTTTCAAAGTTGAAGGAAGTAACGCAAGAGAAGCACTACCAGCCGGGACGGAAGACAGGGAAGGTTAAACACTTAGCTGATTCGATTATCTTTGAAAATAAAGATATGGGGGATGTGGATAACGGAAATTCTCTGGTTGGGTTTGAAGGGCCAAAAGATAGCGGCATTAATCATGCACGTATTGCTAGATTCTTAAACGATGGAACAGTAAAGATGCGTGGAGACCACTTTATTGATAATACGAGGCGTGATGCCAAAGATGAGGTATTCGAGGCTCAAGCAAAAGTCTATCGAGGTCAGCAAAAATGAAATCTCCTTCACAACAAGCAGAGTTATTGATAAAGAATAAATTTTCGTTAATTGATGAAGTATATCGAGAATCGATTCCTAAAGAAATTATCGGAAATCAAGCCAAAACAATTTGTTTAATAACTGAATGGCTTAATGAGCCTACTTATTATGCAAATGCCACCTTTAAGGGATGGACAATTGGCGTTGAGGTGCAGCTTTTTTATCGAAAAGCATTGAGCGGAGAAGATGTAACAAACTTGGAAATAGAATTAGCAAAGAAATTCGTTCATGACAAATGGACGGTTGAACAATCAAAAGCGCATGTGAAAGATCCTGATACTGGTCAAAGTACCAAGGTCTTTTATTTTGCCAAAGATTTAGTAATAAAAGGAGTGTGAGAAAATGGCAGGAATGTCTATTAAAGGGATCGACTTTGTTATGGCTGGAATTACAGATGACAAAGGTGTTTTAATTACTGATCCCGAAAAAGGCGGATTAGGGCCAAAAGGAATTGCTCTTTGGGACGGTGATGGCGATGGTGCTACTACTGCTAATATCACCGGCCTAGAAGAAGCAGGGCAACAACAATATGCTAACAATAAAGTTAAGCGAATTAATCACGGGGTGCCAACACCACAAGTTGCATTAACTATGTTGGATATGCCATATGAAGATGGAAGTAAAATGGTAGGTTATACGGATATTAACGGTGGTCGTGTTCTTTCTAATAAGAAACCGCATGTTGCGCTTCTTATTGCATCCCATGACTTTGACGGGAATTGGTTCTTTGACGCCTTTGCAAATGGTGAAATGACGCTTCCTACGCGTAATCATGGAACAAATAACAAGAATGAAACTGATAGCAATGTTGCGTTTACCTATCAGAGTCTGAACCCAATCCCTAATAATGTCTTCTTAAACAAAGAAGGCTCTCAACAATCTTTCAAAGCCTATAATACTGGCGATTCAGCATGGCAAGGCTTTGAAACAATGTTGAAAGAAGTGTTCGGTGGCTATTCTGGAGATAATCCAATGGCAAGCTATATTCAAGCAACTGGAACTGGTAGTTTTGCAAATACAAATCAGTCTGATGTAAATAAGCCAACTGTTTAAGTGAAGATAAGTCGCCGTTGAAATAAACAGTACAGAAATGGGCGGCTGAATGGAGGTAAATATGACGGTTAAAATTAATACAAAGCAAATCGGCCTTGGCAAACCAATTAATATTCATGCAACAGTAGGAGCGGTCGATAAAGCAGATGAAATGATGATTACATTACTTTCTTTGGATGCTGAACTTAGTAAATCAGAGAAAAATCTAGACAGTAGTGAAGCCATGATTGCTACCCTAAAGAAAGAACGAGAAGTTAATAAAAAGATCTTTGTCTTTCTTCAAGATGTCTTAAAACTGAGTGATAAACAAGTTGATATGATCAAAGACCGTGTCGATTATCAGCAACTTGGGAGTTATGTAAGTTATGTCTGCAATCGTATTAAAGGTGTACCAGAAGATACATATCAAAAGACGGTTAATAATAAGAAAAAGGGCCCAAAAGGATAAGGGGAGAAATCCTCCGATCAATAGATTCACTGAAACAGGAAATTGAAGATCGTAACTATCTAAAAAAGCAGCTAATGTTTCAAGGCGGAATGGCACCATCACAAGTTGACTGCCAAGAATATGAAGAACTGCTGAAAATACTGAGTGCTAAATCTAGGGAAGATCGACCAATGAATACGGGGGATGCCCATAAGAAGTTAGCAATGTTAATGGGAGGTGGATAAATTGAAAGTTGAAAATGAAATGGCGACGCGGATATCAGTTGATACAATTGCTGCGACTAAAAGTTTATCTGCGTTCCGGAGTTCAATTAGTGCGGCCACGAATGCTTGGAAAGCTAATGAAACTGCGTTAAAAAATTCTGGCCAATATGCTGAAGCTGCTAAAGCGCGTATTTCTGGATTAAATGAAGTAATTGAACTTCAAAAGGCTAAGATTTCTGAATTAAAAAGTCGTCAGGAAGGCTTGAACTTATCTAATAAGGATCAATTAGAAACATGGCTGAAATTAGATAAAGATATCTCTCAAGCTAGTAAACAATTAGCTTCGTATGAGGTACAAGTTAATCGGGCTAATAGTACATTAAAGTATCAAACTTCGGGTTTAGCTGAATTACAAACTAGTTTTCGAAGAGCCCAGGAGTCTTCACGAGCATATGCAAATAATTTGCGTGCGAATGGTAAAGAGCTTAAAGCAAATGACGTTGAAATTAAGGGCTTAAGTATTGGATTAAAAACTCTTTCTAAGCAGTACGACCTTCAAAAGAAAGAGTTAGATCAGCTTGCTAAAACACAAGGAAAGAATAGTGAAGCATACAGAAAACAAAAAGTGAGGTTAGATGAAACTAGTGCGTCAATTGGAAAAACAAAATCGCAAATTTCTGAATTGAAAACTAGAACTGACGACTTGCATGCTTCACTAATTCGTAAAGACACTTTAGGATCTGGTTTCTTTGCATCTGCTAGAAACAAAATTCTTGGCATAAAAAATGCAGAAGAATTAACAAATCGTGAAACTAAATCGTTAAGGGAAACATTAAAAACATCATTCGCAGGTGTTTTTGTATCTAATCTTGCATCTAATGCGATTATGGCTATGACAAGCAATATGCATGGCTTAATTGAAGCGGGTCGCGAATATAATAAAGAACAAGATACAATGCGTACTGTATGGAAGTCTTTGACAACCGAGGCACCCCAGGATGGCAGACAACTAATTAATTTTATTAATGATCTTTCTCAGCACTCAATATACTCTGCAGAAACAATCAATAAAATGGCTCAAAGTTTTTACCATGTGGATAGCAATGTTAAACATGCTAAACAGTGGACTAATGACTTTGTGCGTTTAGGTTCAACCATGCATATGACGAATGCTCAGATTGCAGAAGCAGGTGAGCAGTATGCAAAGATTGTTGCTGGTGGTAAAGCGAGTCAGGAAGATATGAATGTTATGATCAATCGTTTTCCGATGTTTGGAGAAGCAATTCAAAAAGCAACTGGAAAATCGATGAAACAGTTACAAGAACTTTCCCAGCAAGGCAAATTAACTGCTGATGATTTTGTCAAGGCCATGGACTATTTGGGAAAGAAATATAAGACTGGACAATCTGAAGCGATGACAAGTTACATGGGAATGTCCATGTATCTTAAATCGCGCTTTTCAAAACTATCAGGGGATGTTCAAAAGTCGTCCTTTAAGATGAGTAAATCTGCTAAAGATGCTTTAGTTCAAGTTACGTCTGATAAATCTATGCAACGTTATGCTAATAGTATAAGTAAAGCATTAGCCGGAGTGTTAAGTTTATTATCTAAAACTATTGCTTTTATGAGTAAGCATCAAACAGCAGTTAAAGTTTTTTCTAAAACAATGATTGCCTCTTTTGCATTTACTAAGACTGCAAGATTAGTAACAGCTTTTTATATGACTTTGGGAAAAGGAATTGCTGTTTACAAAGGATTGTCTAGTGCTGCAAAGATTGCCGCCCTAAATCAAAAAATGCTTAATCTTGCTATGAAAAGTAATGTAATTATTTTAGTTATTTCTGCTATTGCTGCATTAATAATTGAATTAAAGCATTTATATGACACTAATAAACAATTCAGAAAATTTATTAATGGGATTGCTAAGTTTGCAAAGAGTGGATTGAAAAAAGTAGGAAGTTTTTTCAAAAATACATTCAAACAGATCAGCAAGAGCCAGGAACAATCCAATCGTGAGCAAGCTAAGGCTAATAAGCAGGCAGAAAAGAACTGGCATAACTTTACTAATAGTTTGGCCAAGAATTGGAAGTCTTATTGGCGTAATCGACAACGTGAACAACGCCAAGATGAAAAACAAAATCAACAGTATTGGAATAATGTTCGAAAGTCGGCATCACGTGGTTGGAAGAACATAGAAACAAGCGCTCGTTCAGGTGTGAATAATATTAATCGTTGGTATAACAATTTAAATAATTCAACTTCTAGAATTGTTCGAAATATGTATCGGCAGCACCCTAAAACATTCCAATCTATGTATCGGGTTATTCAAGATCATACAAGATCTTGGCATGACTTAGTGAGTGGCCACTGGGATCGGTTAGGACAAGATACCAGTCAAACAGCTAAAGATATGCGAAAAAATAATCATCAAATTTTTAAGGATATGTACGATCGTTTGAATGACCTTACTGGTGGTAGCCTAGGACGGATGCTTAAATCGTGGCAAGATCATATGTCTCAGATTGGGGATGCAATTGCAACTGGTAAGAAGAACGCCATGCGAGCAATGGCTGATTTAGCTAATGGTGTTCTAAAACCATTTAATACCTTAATGAATGATATTAAGAATGGTTTGAACTGGATCCTTGATAAAATTGGTGCTAGCAAAATTAGTGGTGACTGGTCAATCTCAGTTCCGAGCTATGCGACTGGGACTGCTGGAAATCCTGATGGCACTAAAAGGTCTTCACTTGCACTAGTAAATGATGGTCCGGGTGAACACTTTCGTGAAATGTATCGTCTTCCTAATGGTCAAATTGGAATGTTTCCTAATAAGCGTAATTTCTTAGCATTCTTACCAAAAGGAATTTCTATTCTTAACGGAGAAGCTTCTCACCAGTTGGCAAAAGCTTTTAACTTGCCTCGTTATGCTAATGGAGTAGGTGACTTTTTTAGCGGACTTACTGATAAGCTTGATAATGCCGGAGAGTTTATTGATAAGGTTATTGAACACCCAATAGAAGCGCTAAATGAGGTATTTAAGCGCTTCGTGCACATTTCAACACCAATTAAGTATGCTAGTGATTTGGTTGTTAATGTACCCATTTACATTGCTAAACAAGCAGGAAAATGGATTAAGAAACAATTTGAAGAATTAGCTGATCCTGGTGGTTCTGGTGTGGAACGTTGGCGGCCATACGTAGTAAAGGCATTAGCAATGTTGCATTTATCAGGCAGTCTTGTAGGTAAGGTACTTCGTCAAATTCAGACGGAATCTGGCGGTAACCCTAAAGCAATGGGTGGAACTGATGGTTTAGCTGACGGTCATGCGATGGGATTAATGCAAGTTAAGCCAGGAACATTCGCTGCTAATAAACTTCCGGGCCATGGAAATATTTGGAATGGATTTGATAACTTGCTTGCGGGACTGAACTATGCTCGTAAACGTTATGGAGATAGTCTTTCTTTTCTTGGCCAAGGTCATGGATATGCGAATGGTGGTCGAATTGATACTGAACAATTCATTCGGATTGCGGAACAGAATAAGCCAGAATATGTTATTCCGACAGATATTAATAAAAGGTCTCGTGCTTATCAATTACTTGGTGAGGTTATTGCACGTTTTAGAGGTGAAGAACCTAGCGTTCAGACAACACGAGACGACCAATCTATCGATAAAGATAATTTCAGGTCGTTAGAATCGAAATTAGATCAGTTACATAAGGACATACAATCATTAATCAATTTAGGAACTCAACAAGTTGCTGCAATTCATAGTCAGGGTAAATTCGACCCCAAGCGTCAAGATATTTTGCAAGCACAAAGACTGTCAATGAAATTAAATTCGTTTTAAGGAGATGGTAATAAGTGAGTGAACCAGAAATTTACGTTAAGGTTGGTAACCAGCCCGAAATAAAACTAACTGATAAAATCACTGGATTATCATACCTAGGAATGGATGATTCAGGTTCTAGCCCACAAGTAGTTAATAACTACCAACAATTAGCTGCAGTTGATGGTCAACAATTTATATCAGAGGCGTATGACAAACGAACAATGAATGAAAAGTTCTCATTAAACTTTATGGACTATGAGGATTTACAGTTAGCTAAGCATAAGCTCTATAATTTACTTTTTGGTAGTCGACAATTGATAAGGATTCGCCATTCTATTAATATGGCTAAAGTGTATTTCGCCTATCCGATGACCGCTGATGTTGCACCGATTAGTCCTGGAGCAAACGTAGCCACTTTTACAATCCCCTTTGAAAATCCGTCTGGATATTGGTTCAGTATTTTTCGCTCTGATACGGTGAAGGATTTTAATGGAGATGGAACTGGGTATGGAATGAACTACTTAGGAAATAACCCAGGAGATTACCACTTTAATTCAATGAATTTCACAGTTTATAATCCTAGCGATGTTGCTATTGATCCTTATTACCAACACCATGATATGAAAGTTCTGATAAGATTCTCAGGTAGTAAGTGTAAGATAACAAATACAACAAATAATTCGTCATTAGAAATTACCAAATCTCAATCAGGAGTAATTACTTATGATGGTGTTAATTGTTATGTTGATAATAACAATATTAACAATGATACAGATTTTGGCACGATTACCCTTGAACGTGGTAATAATAACTTTCAAATAACGGAATGCTCAAGTGTTGATATAACATTTAGCTTTCCGTTTATTTATTTGTATTAGGTTGGTGATGCTTATGAATGGCGATAAGTTAATCATTGAAGATATTCATGGTAAGCGTGCAGCACTAAAAGCGGTATTGTTCGATCAAGTAGAGTGGACTTACGCGGTTAATGGTGACTATACCCTTACCTTTACTGCTTATGATGACGGATCAGAAGCATACAGTATGCTAACTAATCAGTCTTGGGTATATGATCATGGTGAGATTTTTGTTATTAAACAGGTAAGTGATGCGCCTAGTCAAGGGTCTTCGGCAATTCAAGTTACTTGTTCTCAAATCTATACTGAATTATCTCGATCAAAGAGTGTTGATGGTAATACCGATTGGGGCGATATAGGTCACAAAGCATCACCTGATAGCAATGCTCCTAATCAAACAAATCAAGATAATAAAGATGATGAAAATACTAGTTTAACGCCAATCGGACCCGAGCAAATAATGAAGTACTACATTGGTGATGCCAACAATACAAATGGTAATAACTGGCTAAATTTCACTTGGGAAATCAAAGGTCAATTTGATCCCCAACCTGTAGCACTTGATGCCGTTTCTCTTAAAACAGGAATTTCTAAAATAACTGAAACCTGGACTGACGCAGTAATTTTCCCGATGGCCAAACATATTACCGTTTATTCGCATGATGAGTTCTATAAAGATCGTGGCCATCGTCTAGACTACTTGAATAATGTTTCTGACATTCAAATTGACATTGATTCTAATTCAATTATTAATGAAGCACGATGTGTAGGAGCCACTTATACACAACAAGATACATCGACTACGGATACAGGATTACCTAACGGAACAATTACAAGTGGTAAAGGTGCACAAGCAGTTATCAATGATGCAAAAAAGTATTTAGGCGTTCCTTATGTATATGGTGGAGCTGGTGGAACCCGTGGCGGAAATCCATGGTCGGGAATGGACTGTTCATCTTTTGTAAGTCAAGTTTATCAAGACTTTGGAATTAGAGTTCCTGCTCAAACTATTGCAATGGAACCTAGTTTTCACCAAGTATCAACACCACAAACAGGGGATGTTGGGTTTTATGGTCCCCATGGTGGTACCCATCATATTTGTTTAATGCTAGACGCAAATACAATGATTTATGAACCTGAACCTGGAGAAAGCTGCAAGATTGAACCTGTTAGCTACTACCCACCTTCATGGTACGCGAGAAACGACCAAATGGCAGCAGTTGTCTCACAAGGTGCATCTGATGAGGATGACGGAACTGATGCAACCACAACTACTGAAACAGATACAACTCAGTACTATTTCCAGCCATTTATTGTAAAGGACCAGGAAAGCATTGATCGTTGGGGATTATTCTTTGCTCCTGATGATATTACTAATGATTCCATTCAAGATAAAGATCAGATGAGAGATTATGCACTGAAACAATTTCATCCTAACCCAGATATGTCTATTACTTGCACGATGATGAATAATGAACGACCTATCCCTGGCGATATTGTTCATTTTGAAATCAAACAACGAAACTATAAGTCTAAGTTACCAATTGTTGGTTTTACTTGGTATTCGCATAGAAGATCATCAAATAATACTACAATTACTTTGAATAGTGTTGAAAAATCTATTCTTGATTATGAACAATCATTCAATAATGCTGCTAATCGTCCTACACAGATAATCAATCCAGGATGGTCAAAGCAGACTTGGACGAGACAGGAGGTGAGAACATTTGGAGAAAACATTGAAAAGCCAAATACCGATCAAGATACTAACAACAGCTAATAGTAATGACCTTAATAAAAGTTCAGTTGTATTAATCAGGGCCAATCAGATTGATACTGAAAAGTTGGTTGGATTGGCGGAAAAAGCTAATGCTAAAATTCATGCTCTAGTTAATTACTCAGGAGCAAGTGACGTATTAAATCTTTTACAAAATCTATCTAATCAAGGATTTGTAGAAGGAAGCTATGTATTTATAAACATTGAAGATGTAGGTAACATTAACGAAATTCAAAGTATCTATTCTAACTTACGTCAAGGTGGCTACTATGTTGGACTGGTTAACACTGTTAAGGGATTTGCTAGCTTAGATAAAGATGATGTAAAAAATATTAGCTTTTACAAAATGATTGATCAGGATGGCGATAATTCAATAACAGTTGGGGATACTGACGGTTATATTAATGGACTAAATATTGATCTAACTGAGAAACTAAATAAGCAACCAATTACCCGTAAAGAGCGGAATACCTACACCAATGTTGACGTAAATACTGATAGCAAAGGTTGGGTTGGCATTGGTCAAGATACAGTTCTTGGCGGTGGTAAAGGTTTTGGTTATTCCACAATGGGAAATGACTTTAATACAGTTATTTCGCCTAAAGGAATTATCTTTCGTCGGCCAGATGCAGAACGAATGTGGGAATTACTAAAACCGAAACAGCAAGCTGAGGTCAGCGAGCTGTTAGACCATACCGTTGCAGATGAAATAAAAAATCAATTACCAGGACTTGAAAAAGCTCGACAACAAGCCGATAAGGCTGTGAAATTTGCTGAGTCCGCTATTGCTGCAAGTAAGGTCAATAGTGATGCGATCGTTGCACAGAGTTCAGCGGTGGTTGAAGCAAAGTCCGCAATGGATAGTGCTACGGCGGAAATTCAGCAATTGAAAGCTAATGCGGCTAGTGATGTTGCGCAAATCGAATCAACTATTGCTGAGGTACAGGCTGGTGTCAATCAAGCAAAATCCGCCAATGAATCCGCCGTTCAAGCAGTTCAAGCCGAACTTAAATCGACAAGTGACTCGATGGATAAAGTCGAAAAGCAATTAAATGAGGTTGGAACTGACCTTGACACTTATGCTAAAAGTGCTGCTGAACAAGGCCATGACATCACTCTGATTAAGCAGAAACAAGGACAGTTTGAGGCTGATTTTGCTTCTGCACAGGGAAATGTCAATCAGATTCAAGCTGATATCAAAGGCTTACGCCAGAACATCAAGGACAATCAAGGTAACATTGCCTCATTGTTAACCTCTGCTGATAAGTTACAAGCGTCAATGACAGATGCAGAGAAAAACATATCTAATCTGCTGTTAACTGCCAGCAAGTATGAGCAAACGTTCAAGGATCAGGATGGACGTTTAAGCAAGGTAGAGCAGACTGCTGCTGAACATACGAGTGAATTGACTGACGAAAAGGGTAATATTGATAAGGTCACGCAGAAAGCAGACAATCTGCAATTATTACTTAGCGATGCACAAAAGAATATCCAAAACATTCAGCTTGACGCTAAGGGGTTGCATGACACTTTAACTGGTCAAGATAATCAATTGGCTAGTCTTAATGTGACACTTAACAACTTAGATAGTAAGTATTCTGGTATTACAGGCGACTTAAAATCTAAGCAAACAGCGTTAAGCACTGAACAACAGCAAACTAAGGATATGCTGCTAAATAAAGCCGATAAGTCCGAAGTTGATAGTGTTAAAGGAACTGTTAACCAAGTCAGCGCCGAACAAAAGACAATGGCTGATCAAATCAGCCAAAAAGTTTCATCCGCTGAATATCAGACATTGAGGGATAAAGTTAATGGAATGAAGATTGGTACTCGTAATCTTCTCCACCATTCAGACACATTTGACGGATGGAATAAAGGCTATTCAGTTACTGTTACATCGGACAAATATCTTGATGGTAGAATTGCTATTCTTGGAGGCGCTGGTGTAGACGGCGGACAACTTACTACTTTTTTAGATGGTCCATATAACGATGATCTAGTAACATGGGTAGTTTATGCCAAAGCAGATAATGCTGGAGATAAAATGCATACTGAATTATGGGGCGGTGGAGGTTATACAGATCAAAGTCTCACTACCGAATGGCAAGCTTATAAATTTTCTGGTCATAGAAATATTAATCACCCTGACTTTTATTTATGGGGCTGCGTTGGTAACAAGGGAAATATTTATGTAGCTTTACCCTTTGCTGTTGTTGGAAATTATATTGGTACATGGTTAGCTAATCCCGATGATACCATTACTGCAATTAGCAAAAACACAACTGCCATTGATGAAAACAGTAAGCTCATCAGTCTTATGGCAAAGCAAACTGATGTTGATAATATCAAGGGCACAGCTCAACAAATTAGTTCTCGTTTAGATGTCATGGCGGACCAAATAAAGTCAAAAGTAACTAGTACAGATGTGAATAACATTGTTGATGGAAAAGGCTATGCTACAACTAGTACAGTACAATCACTGATCACTCAGACAGCGGGTACGATCAATGAGAGCATCACGAACCTCGATGCGAAGTACAACGCCACTGTGACACAGGTACAATCACTCACCGCTTCAATTGACGGACTGCAATCGAATGTGACGAACTTCAAGAACGACACCTCATCACAGATTACGCAACTGTCGAACGTGATCCAGTCAAAGGTTAGTGCCAGCGACTTCAACGCTTTGAAAGACGAGGCGACGTGGAAGAGTACTGACAGCATTGACCTCAACACCGCCGTGTTACAGCAGAAGATTTTCGTCAAAGGCGGATCTAATCTGCCACCGGGTGACTATTGGTGGTACGTGCAGGTTGAACCCGGCTATGACAGTCGAATCGTCCAGTACGCCGTGTCTGACCGGGACAACATTCATTACAGCCGCCAGTACGACGGAAGTAAATGGTCCGCATGGTCGCAGGGTGCAACCGAGAGTGAGATCACCCAGCTTCGTGACGACATCAACCTGCGGGTCAAGAGCGGTGACCTGCTCAGTCAGATTAATTTAACGGCTGGTAATACGTTAATTCAGTCAAATAAGCTATACCTTGATGCTTCGTCAGTCGTATTTTCCGGTCGTGCTTTTATTCCGAGTGCGGCAATTGCTAGTTTGAGTGCCGATAAGATTAATACTGGAACACTTAATACCGACAAGATATCGTTGAGTAACGGACATGTAAGATTATCATCTGATGATGACCATTTTTATGTTCAGACAGAAGAGAATGCGGTTAATAACCCTACAACTCGATTTAATTTTGATGGTATAGACTTCATGGATAGCTCATATGGTAAAGAAGTTCCTCAATATAGCATTGGGTATGATACTTCTAGTGCCGATCGTCATTTATATATCAATGCTTTTGACCACTTTAACTCGGGTGGGACAACAGCTAGCCAACTATGGTATTCAATGGTACCCGCTATTAGTCTGAATAATCAGGAAATTAACTTTGCTGCTAAAGGTAATATGCATATGCAAGTAGTTGATGGCGGAGTAAATATTAAGCCAACGTTATTTTTCCAAAATAATACTAATAATGGAACTTATACTGGCTTTACCCGTCTTGATAATTCTAATACTGTTGAATTTAATACCGGTGATAACAACGGCGAGAACTTCCATGTTAATTCTGGTGCTCGCTTCATGAAGTATGTTTACTTCAACGATTATTGCCGAGCACAAGGATGGCTCACTTATTCGACCCTATCAAAGAAGACGAATATCAAAAAGCTTGATACTAGTCTAGCGCTAGATAAGATCCGTCAAGATGATCAATACCTTTATGAGTATAAGCGGAATGTAGCTAAGGGTGTCTACGACCCACAAGCTAGTTTCATTATTGATGATGTTAACGATGTATCGCATTACTCGGTCCCAAGAGAATTCATCGACCAAACCGGAAAATATCGTGAGCCGAGTGTTGAATTATCATACCTCATCGCCGCATTCCAAGAAATTGATAAACAAGTGCAAACACAAAAAGAAGAAATTAAAGAATTAAAGGAGAAATTACAACATGAATAACAATGATTTATTAGTACAAACCGCCCGAGAATTAGCAGCACGTCTTTCTAATGCCGAAATCGATCGAGCAAGTTTCAAAGCACAAGCAGTTGAACTATCAAATGAAAATGACCAATTAAGGAAACAAATTGAAGACTTGAAAACCAAGTTGTCTAAGGAAGACGACAAGAAAACAGATAGTCAAACACAAACTACTGAACCGGAAACAAAACAAGACCCACAAGCTAATAAGTAAGCTGTGGGCCTTTTTAGTACAAAAATTTAGGAGGAAAATACCATGAATGAAACACAATTAAGCTCATTTAACTACCAATTTGATACTAATACTGGCAAGTGTCTTTATGCGCAAGTTGGTTTGCATAATGAAAGTGCTGATAGTACTGAATTTGTCAATGCTTCAATTCGGGTTAAACCAGATGATTTACCAGAAAGCAAGGACTTTATGCAATTATCAATGAAGGACTTAATTACCATTGCTAAGCAGAAGCTCGCCGCTGATACAGCTATCAAAAAGGAAAACCAAAATACTGAACCGAACAATCAATAACGAGGTGGTAACATGACCAAACTAGTTGCGTTTGGCGATTCAATTTTTGCTGGTTGGGACGGAAAAGAAAATGTTTCAGCCAATCAACGGATCCCTGAATTGATTGGTCAACACTTAGGCTGGCAGGTAGCCAATGTAGCGATTGGCGGAACTAAGTATGACAATAGTTCAAATGGCTTTACGGCGATGGTCAATAAGACTGACGTATCAGGGTTCGACTATGCGCTAGTAAGTTATGGAGTTAATAACTTCAGCTGGCCCGAAGCCTTAGCAACTGTTAAGCAGAATGCGGTTAATGGGTTTGAGGCGTTAAAGCGTAAGAACCCTAACATTAAAATCTTGTTGGAATTGCCGACTGAGGACTTTCGACAAGGAAGCAAGACCCTTTATGATGTCAACAATGCTTTCTGGAACCAGAATCAGTTAGACGACATGTTAATTGACGTTGCCAAACAAGAAGGGCTTGAATATTACGACTGGCGCCCAGATCCATTAATTACCTACGAAAATGCTAATCAAACACTGGGTGACGGTAATACAGGAGTACACCCAACGAAAGCAACGATGCGAGCTATTGCTCAACGGCTAGCAGAGAAGTTTAAGCAAATGGCAGGTGGAACAGTTCAACCGAGTCCACCACCACATATTGACCCTCCTCACGATAATCCACCTAAAACTGATAAGCCAGAAAATAAGCCTCAACCACCAGTTGTTAAAACAGTTGATGAGTTGAGGCTTGACCGTTTAGCAGATTTATTTGGGATTGGTACCAATGTGAGTAACGGGATTAACCGGACGCTCAACAAGATTAATGAACTTTATAGCCAAATGCACAACCTTATGGGAACGGATAGTAAGCAGGTTCAGGCAACGTTAATCGCTCCCGACAATGCGCTTACTCGTCCGCTTCGCAACTATGTATTATTAAGTTTCTTCAACTTAGAGCGAGAAGTTAACGAGCTGATTAGCTTATGTAATAGCAACTGGTTATGTGACCCTGAAACGGGTGCTAAAACTAGCCTATTGCGATTGCTACGTGTTGACAGTTTGGCGACTGATGCTCATTACAAAGATACCGTTAATTACAACTGGTATCTGATTGAAAACAAATTAAACACGTTAATTGGTTATATTAATAAGATATTGAAAGGAGAATGATAATGGCTGATTTAATTGAAGCTAAAGACCGCAATAATCGGATTATCCTTGATACCACAGTTTCAGCCGATACTACGGTTAAAATGCCAGCAATGAATGGTCATCAAGGCGATAACGGGCGAGTTGTGCCATTTGTTATTGTACAAGGTCCTAATCACCTGCCAATGAATATGCAAGGCAAGTCGATTGACCTTGTGGGTGTTGACCATGATGGGCGGTTAAAAATTTCTGGTGCCACTTACAAAGTAATTGATCCATCTGTTGGTACGCTTGACTTTACAATTCCGGGAGCGTTCTATCAAGCACTTGGTGATTATCAGCAAGCCTATTTCCGTATTAAGGACAGTAACAATCAAGTTATTTCAACGATTAATGTTGCCTTTACTACGCTAGCTGGTGCTGACTATATGACCTATGGAGATTCTAAAATATTCAATGGATATGTAAGTCAAAGCATGGCTGGAGTTGAACAAGAAGTTGCTAACTGGGTTAATCAGCTTAAAGCAATGCTTTCAGGAACAGAGGGAGCAGCAGATGTTGCCCGTTCAGCAGTTCAAGCATTATTAGCTGCAATCTCGGCTAACCAAGTGGCAACTTTTGGTGGGAACAATAATTTTACTGGTGAGAACAAGTTCCACGGAGTTACTGAGATTGACAACTTGCAAGGACCAGCTCGCCAAGCGCTATTCAACTATACTGATAACAAGTTCAATGGTTTAACTAGCCAGCTTAATTCGATTACTGGACGGTTAGCTAATGTATTGAGAACCGATTCCGCTTGGACTCGTGATTATACCTTAGGTGGTTGTCTGTCACGTGCTAACAACGGAAATGACTTTGCTCTCTCTAAGTTCCATATTATGCAGAATGTGAACCTAATTCTAGGACGTGGTGATGTTAAGGTCGACAATGACCAAGACTTTAATGAATCACAAATCTATCTTCCATGGACCGTTGATAACGCTGATGTGGCAATTGCACAGATGTATCACTTTGAAGGGTATGCTTTACCACGTCTTGATATTGATAGTAAGAAGCTCAATATCAGTCTTAAAGGCAAGCGCCACGAAATTGAACGACTTAGTCTTGTAATTATTGCATTTGACAGATAGGGGTGAGCAATATGGCAACAATCTATGTATATAACAAGAATAACCTCTTTGTGGGACGTAAAGACAACATTAACTTAGAAGCATATGAATTGGCGGATAATGAATCCATCAATAAGCCGCAAACAGTTTATGAATATGACGATAGCTATCACCTAACTGGTTTAGCCAAGATTAAGCCCGGAACAGTGATTGCCAATGCAACGCCTACTGTACCACCAGATGGATTGAATGAGCCTACTTATGATCCAGCAAATAATACCTGGCATGGCATTAGTAATGATGAATACCGAAAGCTATACAACGTTCCAGCAAGTGAACCAGACGGATCAGCTAAATTAATCAATGCTTTAACACAACAAGTCTTCCAATTGACGCAAAAAGTCAATCAGTTAGAAAAGAGTGATAAAAATGATTGAGATAATCAAAATGCTAGCTCAACAGTATGCTGATATTCGCTGGGCAGTTAAAGACGGGGCAATTACAAAGGAACAATATAAAGAATTTACTGGCAAAAAGTATGCAGAGTAATTGTATAATTAATTCATCAATTAAAAGGTGGATTAATTATGTGGAACGTAATTGGAACAGGTCTGGTAGCAGGTCTTATTGCATCTATGACGAATATTTTAATTGCACATTTAAGCAATAGAACGCAAAGGGAGACTACAAAAATGTTAAATCTCGAAAAGACAAATGAAGTTACATTAGAGTGGAACAATGAAACTCGTGATCTTATTAGCAAGTTTGTCAAAGCGTGTTTTCAGACTCATCAAGTCTACAATGCAACCGATGGTTTAGTAGGGCGTTTCAGTGAAGCAATAAAGTCAAACAGCAATGATCGAGTTTTTGACAACATAACTGAGGATGCAAAAGCAGCGATTAAAAAAGCAAATCAGACTTCGAGCGAGTTATATGCACTGCAAGCCCAAATACGAATGCACTTATATGATGATCATGATTATCTAGTAACAGACATTAATAATCAGATTGAGAAAGTTATTGAAAACCTGGAATCGAATAGATCTCTGCCAGCAAAAGAGATTGATGATCTTGTTGATTTGTCACGAGAATATTTTTCCATTCAATGGGAAAGAATAAAGAAGGAGAACGTCCGATAGGGCGTTTTTATTTTGCACAAAATAGAAAGGAGAAACATATGCGCACACTAACAATTGCTGATAATTGGAAAGATTGGAAGTTCGGTGATACGGATGCAGTAATGACTTTTACTGCGCTTGATGATGATAAAGTACCTGATTTTAGTAATCGGACATTAACGTTCAAGATTGCTAGTACCTTAAACAATGACTTAGAACACCCTAAGGACTTCGCTGCTACGGCTACCGGGTATATTCAAGATAAGAATGTCATTCTTAAAACAGAAGACGTTAAACAATTAACCCCTGGCAACTATATTGTTGAATTGTGGGCGATGAGCAACGACACGCAGAAAGATGCTGTCTATCCCTCAAAAGGATTTGCTCAATTTACGATTGAAGAAAACTCAATGAAGGTATCAGATGTAACTAACATTCCATCAATGACAATTAATGCCTTTTGGAATGCGGTTATGCAAAAAGTGGGAACTTTGACTAAAGGTGCCAAGGGTGATCCTGGAAAGACCCCGAAGATTGTGATTGGCTCGGTAACCAAGCTGTCACCAGACGCTCAACCATCAGCTACTTTAGTACCATTACAAAGCGATCCTAATACCTATACTTTGAATTTGCAACTACCACAAGGCGTTCAAGGCGAGCAAGGACTCCAAGGTATTCCCGGTGTTGGTAGCAAGGGGCTTGATGGTAACAATGGATTAACGCCAACAATTGACCCTAAGACTAAACACTGGATGATTGGTGGCACCGATACAGGTGTGATTGCTGAGGGACAAGCGGGGAAAGACGCAGACCCTAGTAAGTATGTTACGATTGCGTCCTTTAATCAGTTGCGCCAACAAGCGCAAGACAACGCAACTGCATTAGATGCGTTGCAAAAGTCGGCAGTAAATAAAGACTTGCAAACGCAGGTTGCTAACTTAACATCACAAGTAACTGATTTAACATCACAAGTTAAAGCTTTACAAGAAGCTAAGCCGGATACGCCGGCTTCATCAGCTGATTCGCCATCTACTCCAGCAAGCTCATCAACTACGACACCAGATAGTACACCAGCATCATCGGCCCCAGCTACTAATGCAAGTTCAGCAAGTACCTCTGAGACGTCGGCAAGTAGCGCCGCTCAATAGTTGGAGGTGAGTAAATGCACTGGGTAACAGTTCGCTATTTTCTGGGGTATTCGTTAGAGGATTGGGTGGCAATTCTAACAATCATCGGCTTTATTATTGCTGGCTTCCGTTGGCTGGGCAAACGCTCAAAGACGGCAATTGATAATATCGAACAAAATATTCTCGGCCCAATTTATGATGAACTAAGTAAGTTGAATCGAAATATGGAGGTTTCTAATCGTCAATATGCTAAAGCCAATGAACGATTGGAGCAAGGAGATAAGAAATTTATTCGTCATGATGAGCAATTAAAGGATCATGAACGAAGAATTACAAATTTGGAAAGAGGGAATTATAAATGAAACTCAAAACAGTAATTAAAAAGAAGTTCCTTAATCCAGACGGCACAATTAACAAAACAGTTGTAGCGTCTTTTATTACGCTGTTAATTGTGCTCATTCAACAAGTCATGATGGCTTTTGGCTTTACATATGGTCACTGGGATCAAGTAGCGGCGATTATCAACACGCTTTTAACCATTCTTGGTTTATGCGGTTTTGTGGAAGGCAACGGCGAAGTCACCACCAGTACTGTTGAAACTGGAGTTGATGGTGTAAAGACAACTATTTCTAACAGTTCCATTAAGTTGAACACAGACAAGACTATCTTTAGTGGTAAGAGTTTTATTCCTAATCAATCTAACAAGGAGGATAATCCTAATGAAAAATAAATCATTCAAGAAAGTTAAGAACTTGGCACTAGCAACAATGGCTAGTGCTTTTTTATTAGGTTCAGCAAGTGTTGCTTCTGCTAATACCGGTTGGCAAAAGCAGAATGGCACCTATACTTATTACGAGAGCAACGGGAAAGTGCAAAAGGGTCGTTCCTATCGGCAACTTCCTAAGGCTAATCCTGGAACAAGCTGGTATTTAACCCAAGATGGTAAGATGCTAACTGGAGTTCAACAATGGCAAGGTTCTTATTGGTTCTTTAATCAAGATGGAACCCTCCATACTAAGCGTGACTATGTGCAATCCCAGTGGGGTGATTGGTACATGATTGGTGATAATGGTCAGGTTCTTTCTGGAGTTCAACAATGGATGGGAAACTATTATTACTTTGAACCCGGCACTTATCTAAAAGCCAATAAGCAGGAGTACGTAAAGTCACAATGGGGTGACTGGTACATGGTTGGCAAAGATGGCCGTCTAATGAGCGGACTTGTTAACTGGCAAGAGAACAAGTATTACTTTGACCCATCAACCTATCTCAAAGTAACGAATACTAATGTAACGGTTAATGGCGTTACCTACCATGCGGACCAGAATGGGATTCTTTCAGAAGTACAGAATACTGGTTTCACTCCATCACAAATCAACCACACCTATGACCTAGCTGATTGGCAAGGTAGTAGCCAAACTGCAATCAACGATTACATCATCATGCACGATGTAGGTGCTGAGTCTGGTGCGGCTGCTAACGCTAACTACCTTCACAATAATTGGGAATCAGCTTATACCCAATTTGTTGTCGGCGACGGTGGTCAAGTCTTTGAGGTTGGTGAACCGGGTTATGTTTCTTGGGGTGCTTTGAACGCTAACCCTTATAGTCCAGTACAAATTGAGCTTGGTCGGACTTATAATCGTGATCAATTCATTAAGGACTACACTGCTTACATCAATGTTGCTCGGTACTATGCTAAGCAATATGGCATTCCGCTAACTCTTGATGCTGGTGGTGCAGGAACTCCTGGTGTTAAGACCCACAACTGGGTAACTGAAAATATTGGTGGATCACATGTTGATCCATATGGTTACCTTGCAAGTTGGGGTATTGGTTATAATCAATTTGCTTCTGATATTGCCAACGGGGTAAATGCTTCTCAACTTAATTCAGTTGTTTACTCGCAACGACAATAATATTCAAGCCCTAGTGGTAGTTAGAGAAATTGTAATTATCACTAGGGCTTTTTGACGTATAATAAAAACAGCGATGACAAATAAAATGTCGCCGCTGAAATAACTATTTGCCTAGCCACAAGGGCTAGACACGCAACCATGCAAATAGTTGCTTAATAGTCTTTTTGATTAGCTTTTTTATGTGCTTATTAGGCACAATCAATATTACTATGCCAGTGTGCAAAATGGTTTCAGTTGATTACTTAAACCGTACCGGTAAGCAGGATGCCTTAATCGGCATCCTTTTTTGTTTTAAATTTAATATAGAATTAGCGCGAAAATTATATTGGAGTTATAATGAAAATAAATATAAACGCGTAAAATAAAACGACACCTCATTAAGAGATGCCGTTAATTATCTGGTAGGTAGTTGGTAGTTTTTTTGTGAGTAGTTTATGAATACTTCATGACTAATTAATGAGTTTCTACCTATTTAAATTAACTAATTGAATAGTCTGTGAATACTTCATGAATAGCAGATGAAACAGCTTAGCAAATCCGTGAACGTACTGGTAAGGCTACTCGTATCGCTGAACGTCGTCGCGACAACTAGTAGTGCGGAACCCTTGTGTATCAAGGGTTTTTTTTGTTTTAAAATTTATTTGTAGAGAAAAGCTTTGAACTGCAATTGCTGCTCAGTTTTTAAGTATAATAAAAACAGCGATAGCAAATAAACGCCACCGCTGAAATAACATCTCGCCCACCTCCTTTTGGAATTAAATGGAGTTTAACCAAGTAGTTCCTCGATTAGGCGTTTGAGAGCCTTTTTGATTGCAACCTTTACAAAGTGTAACAGTTGCTTAACGAGCCCGTTCGGCACGATCAGAATGAGAAGTACAAACTTCATAGGGGAATTCACCCCTTTTTGCGTGTAAGTTTGGGTCGTTACTCCCGACACGCAATAGTATTGTACCATAATTTATTTATGTTATAATATATATATCAGATGAGAAGTACCGGCATGCAAAGTGGATTCAGTTCGTTACTTAATCCGTACCGGTAAACAGGATGCCTTAATCGGCATCCTTTTTTGTTAATGTCTTTAGACCTAGTTGAGTGCGCGAGCAGAGCGAGTGCACGAAACAAAAAACCACCTGCTATGCGGGTGGGCGATAAAAATTATATAAAAAAGGCCTCTTTTGCCTTAAGATGTAGGTGTTCAAGCCAAAGTCAATAAGGGAAAAGAGGTTATATAAATATGGCTAATAAATTAAATAGCTTAGCCCATACGAAGTGGTTATGTAAGTATCACATCGTATTCATACCAAAGTATAGACGTAAAGCGATCTTCAATCAATACCGAAGAGACCTGAGAGATTATATTCGTTTGTTGTGCAAATATAAGGGAGTAGAAATAATTGAAGGTCATATGATGCCAGATCATGTGCACTTGTTAGTAAGTATTCCGCCGAAACTAAGTGTCTCGCAGTTTATGGGATACTTAAAAGGGAAAAGTGCATTAATGATGTTTGATCGACATGCAAACTTAAAATACAAATATGGGAACCGACATTTTTGGGCTGAAGGCTACTATGTGAGTACAGTTGGATTAAATGAATCCACGATAAAGAAGTATATCCGAGATCAAGAGAAACATGATATAGCAATGGATAAGCTAACAAGTGTGGAATATTCGGACCCTTTTAAGGGTAAGTGAGGTAGTATAAACACCGCTTAAAGCGGTGGCAAAGTAGTCAGAGCATTTTGGCTTGAGCAAAGCGAAAGCCAGCGCCTTGAGACGCCGGCTTTTATTATCGGCTTATAGCCGATGTGCAAACCACCCGTTTGACGGGTGGTTATGATTTATCTCGCTAATATGCATCATAAAGTTATCTCAGTATGTATGGTTACTCACTATCGTCATGGTATTCACTGGAATTTTTTTATGTTAGAATTAAGCTTGTTCATCACTGATACTAAGTAGATGAATAAAGAGCGCCTTAAGCGTCCCAAGACCGGTATTGAAGGTGTCCAAATAGGGCACCTTTATTTTTGTTTTAAATTAAAAAACTCACCACAATCATGATTGCAGTGAGTAGTCAAAGTAAATTAATTTTAAAAAACATTTTTCATCAATTGGGATGGGAGATTTTGATAGGTAGTGAGTTCGGTGATTGATTTAGTTCTTTAAATCGAAAAAGTCTCCCATTTCCTTAAGGCTGCGATCTTCTTTTGAACGACCTTTATTAATAACGGCTGTTTGAATTTGGTGATAGAAAGTAAGCGCTTCTTCGTATGCTTCCTTGTAAACCCTTAATTTATCTTCAGTGGTAAGATCAGGTGAACTTTGCACGCAAGCTAAAGCAAACTTAGCAGGGTCGATTCGATACTTGGTTAAGTCCATTTGTTTCACTTCCTTTCCCTAGCAATAATTATAACAGCGGTGATTGATAAATACTGTTAAGAAGGCTTGCGTGAAATTTTCTTATTGCGTAGCTAGTTCTTTTATTTTATAGTTAAGACTAGAATTATCACTTGATGAGGTGACATGTG